TTCAACAATGCCTTTAAGCCCAATTAGACCAGACACTAGATTAGAACCAGTAGCAGAATAAATTCCACCAGACTCCGCAACAGTTACAGTCTGTTCAGCTCCAGTAGCCGCACTTAATACTACAACATCTCCATCACTTAATCCTTGAACAGCAGAACCTTCACAAGTAGTTACTGTAAAATCGATTTGTGTACCAGACGCAGAAATAATATCAATGTTAGCAGCATAGATAGAATCTAAATCGCTATTACCGTCAAAGTTTGGTTTATAAACGAAACCATTCTTTTCAAGTTCTTCATAGTCACCATAAGTCATAGTAACAAGAGTGAAAGGAACTTTATCTAACGTAGCAGCATTTCTAATACCTACGTTAAAGTCTTTAATTCTTTGTCCTTTAATCTTTAATCCATCTCTTACAGCAATAATCTCACCGTCTTCAGTAATTTCGAACACTCTAGTGAACTCTGAATTTTGGTATGATTTTAATGCTTTGTGAGAACATAAACTTAAATAGTTCTCAAAAGTCGTAACTTTAGTAGCCTTTGCAACTCTCTTTTTGAAGTTTCTACTCTCGTAAAATTGCTCCTCTGTATTAGCTGGTGTAAGCTCATACATTTGATACAATGGTACTATGTTGCCTGCCCCAATAGCCTCGTTCCATTTAGCTAAGTCCATAGCGTCTGCCATGTTAGGGAATGCGAAATTTTCTTTTGTAACAACTAACAGTGTAGTTACCGCTTCTAAACATTCAACAACAGAAGCTGTACCCATTACCTGAGCGTTAGAACATGATTGACTCTCCATTTTTTAATAGTCTTTAATGTTAATAATTATTTTACAAAACAACTGTATTTAAACTTTACTTTTACAGTCATTTTTATTGCATCCCAAATATCACTCATCTCTTTTATTCCATCTGAGTCATAGTTGAAAAATACTTCTTTACCAGTCGCACCAACTATTGTAGTAGCCTTATGCTTTATCAAAGCTTCAGATACCTCATCATATAGTGGCTCAAGTGTCCTAGCCATAGTAGTTTTTACTCTACTAGTATTACTAAGGTCCTGACTAGTTAATGTAGCAAGTATTATTGTTAGGTTAGCTTCGCCTATCTTAGTTCTGTAGTCTTGGTCTGTTCTAAACGGCGTTTCTATCCATATCATTGGATATTTAACAGTATTATCTTTATCAGAACTCCTTATGTATCTTAGCATGTCAGCGTGAGAACCATATTGTAGATTTGGCTTAAATTTTATGCCATTCTGCTCCTCACCGTCTAACGAGCCAAGTACATCTTCTAATATATCAAACTCAGAAACCATACTCATTCATTTTTTCTATATTAATAAAAGCTTTCTTGTCAAATAATCCGCTTTTATCTCTTATTACAAATTCTCTTGTACTTATATATAGGTCGTCAACACTCCAAATTATACCCACAGCGTGAGGTTTACGAACTATTTGCACTCGATTATTTTGTCCTATAGCGTATGCATGAAATATGTTCCAAGCAGTTATTGCTTTATGCGTTATTGTTCTAGAGTACATGCCTTTAGCTTTATCTTTAGCGACTCCAGTTGATGCGTAATGTGCTTCGTCATTACTTATGAATTTAAAGAAAATATAGTGCACTACCGCTTTAACTATTCCTCTATAGTTGTCTTTACCGTCTTTAAGCTCAGCCCATAAAGGGTCTTCTCCACTTTTAAGATTGCCATCATCATCAAACTTAGACATGAATTCTTTTGCCAATTCAAATCCTAAAATCATAGTTAAAGCTTCTTGTTCAAACTCGTCTATAAATTCTTGTAATTGTACAACATTTCCTAACAAGTCTTGATTTGGAGCATTAACCGTACCATTAGGTATGGCAGCAGTGCCTTTAAAATCTTCAGCTTTAACTATCATAATATTACTTAATTGATTTTAGGTATTCTTTTTCTACTTCAGTATACTCTAATTCGTCACAAGAGATATACCCTTTAGTCTTTAATGCTTTAGCAGTAGACTCAAACATTTTAGCTTCAGTACCTTTAACATTACTACCTAATGTTTTAATGTACTTTACTTTTACTATTTTTCTATTCTTAACAAACATAGCTTTTTACTTTAATGATTAATAATACACCCACAACTTAATTAGTCGTTGCTAAGTTGTGGGTGCTTTGGTTTTATCTAGAACTTCCAGCAGAAGGGCTAGTTTTAGTAGTACCTGATTTAATAGCTGCAAGAACAACATCAATATCATCATAAACGAATGCTGCTTTATCAAGATACTTAACGTAAGCGTGATATCTAGACTCACCTAGTATCACAAACTGGTTCTTAATAAAGTCATCGTTATGCCATCCGATACGTACTGTGTAAGATTTGTACTTTTTCAAGTTGTACTTACTCATATCAGCAACGAATATCTTACCTGCAGGAATTCTCTCTGATTGGTAGATAGTAACTTGTCCAATAGTTACACTTCCTGTAGTAGATGCTTGTGGATATAATGGTCTTCCCATTCCATCTTTAGCAGCTATATAGTTGATAAAGAAATCAACAGGGTTAACCAATACTACATTCGCGTAATAAGAATCTTCATCCTCATAGTTGTGAGTAGTTTGAATATCCACGATTGCTGCAAAAATAGCATCGATAAAGTTTGGTGCATCAATCTTGTTAGCCATAGAACCAGCATTGAATTTACGTGCTAGTACTGTAGCTCCAGTTGAATTAGCACCAGAACCGTCTCCGAAATAAATATCCTTCTCTAAAGCAATATCGTGACGCTTACGTAAGTAGTTTCTAGCTACCGACATTAAGTTCTGTACGTCTTGAGATGCCTCTTCAGTTATTATCTCGTAAGCTGCAATCTTAGTTGGGTTTGAGTATCTAACTTCCCATCTAAAATCAATTTGTGGCTTAGCTTCACCCTCTGCTACGTTCAACGCATTACCATCTTTAGGGAATGTATCAACATAAGGGAAAGAAGGTAGGTTTGTACTAGATACAGAACATAAGTTAACTAAGTTAGCTGAACGCATGTTTGCATCATGTATAGGTCCTAGCGCACGTGGTTGGTCAATCATTTGTCCACTACCAGTAGTCATGTTACCAACTGCTTTAACTTCAAATTCAAGTTGTTTACCTTTGTTACTGTAAAGCTCCTTGATTTCGTCAAAGTTCTCTTCGATGTAGCTTTTGATTTGTGCAAACTCGTCCTCGAAGTCTTCACCAGAAGGTACGCTGTTCTCTAAATCTTTAATAGCCTCACCTTGAGTCTTTATAATATCGTTAAGTTTACTAATCTCTTCTTCAGAGTAGTTCTTAACAGTGTCCATTGCCGTTTTAATAGCGGCCAAATCCTCTTTAGATGCGTTACTAGCAGCTAACTGCTTGTACGAGTCATTCATCTCCTCGAGCATTTTCTTCAACTCTTCATTCATTTGAATTGCTTTTTAATTAATATTACTATTTCCAATTTGCCAACATTGATTTGATGGCCGCTGTGGTCTTAATCTCTTCTACATAACTTTTCAAAGCTGCAATTTCTTCTTCAGTCTTTTCGCTTTTAACAGATAATGTAGGTGTTAATTCGTTACTTCCTGCTATAACAGCAGATATTTCTCTAAGAGAAGCCTCTTTAACATACCAGAAATATCCTTTCTCAATAGCTTTCTTTTTATTGCCTATTAAGTCGATTACTTCATCCCATACTGCTTTCTCTTCTTTTTCTTCCTCATCATTTATAGCAAGTGCTATTTTAATATAGCGCATACTAACACTATGTTGAGTTATATCGCCTGATTTATAAAGTCTAGCCATATTTTTATTAACAGCTTTAGTCGTATCAGACTTTACAATTAATATCTCAGTAGTACCTTCTTTATCTATACCGAGTGACTCCCAAGTAACTTCTTTTTCTTGTACGCTTTTTATTTTCCCAATTTTAGCGGCAAGCTCAAATTTATGGTCATGTAAATGGTATATCTCGTGACCGTCACTTATAGTATTACTAAATACTCCTTTTGCATGTACGTCATCGTGACTATCCATCCATAAATAAGTATTTGCTATAAAAGTTACATCATCACTTAAAGTATCATCTGCTTTACTGACTCCGCTAGTTTTAGTAGCTACGGCTTGTGCGTATTTAATAGCCTCCATTTTATTTTTATAGGCTGCCTTTTTATCCGCTAATATTTTTTTAAGTTCTTCTTTCATGCCTATTTATTTATATACTGTTTGCTATTTAGCTTTTCAGCAGTTTTATTCTTGAGCTCCATTCTCTGCCCCTTGGTTAGCTTGGGTTGCTTGGTTTTCTTTTCCTGTTTCATCTTCCTTCAATTTAGGGTCCATATCACACAATTCCAAAGCGTCTTCCCAAGATAAACCTGCTTTGCGCAAACCGCTTAGTGCTTGTCCTTGTTTTATTAAACTATCGTATTTCTGCAATAAAATGTATTTCATTACAGGTATAGAGTCATAATTACCTACCACTTTAAAATTTTCGCCTTTACTAAGTGTCTGTGTAAAGTCTCTTAGCATAGGTTCCATCTCGTTTTGCACGAATGCAACTATAGATTCTTTTTGGTTTTGGTAAGTAGTCTTCTTAGCTTCCAGTGATAGTATATCTTTAGGAATATGTAGTGCTGAGAATATTATGTTACCATCTATTTTTATTGATTCATCTAGTCCTAAATCACGTAGTGCAATATGTAATGATTGCCATGTAACATCTGATTTAGTAATCCAAGAACGTGTCTGGCCTTTACGCATCCCAATACCACTCAGCTTTCTTCTAGCCTCTTCTTTATCAGGAGTGGATAAAGGCACAGAACCTTCAGATTTGTTTGACTTAATTAATTCTCTACCGTTAGATTTTAGTATAGTCTCTTTCGCTTCTAAAGATATAAGTGTGTTTTTCAATGTTTGTCTTAGTCCATCTAATCTAGAGTTAGACATAAACAAATATCTTGTATTCACTTTGTCATAGGACTCGCCTTCGTTA